AAGGCTGGATTTTATGGAGAAGGCAAAGATAGCAAAGATAGCAAAGAGCCTCTTCTTCCATTTTATCGAGGATTAAATCCATTAAAATCCGAAGGCGCCCCGTTTGTTATTGAAGATATTCTTGGAAAAGAAATTGAAATTTCTCTTGGTCCATACAAAGATGATTTAATTCATGTTTATATGAAGGACGGAGAACATCGAATTTATTCTCATGGAAAATCTCCAAATGGATTATATGTTTTTAATCGCCAAATGTAATAGGAGATTTTATAAAAATGGATTCAAATATTAAACCAGATTTTCAAAGAATACAACTTGTTGTAAATGATATTATTGTTGGGTTGGCGCAAAGTTATAAATTATTTGAACCATGTCGACAAGAAATATGGGGCGAATTTTCAAGAATAATATTTTACAAAAAACACTGTAATCCATTTCCTAGATTTTTTAATCTTGAGATGATTGAAAACGATAAATTAACAAATACAATTCGGGATTTGTATTTAGGAGATGTTGTTCATTGCAGTCCTGAAGAATTAGAAAAATTACAATTTAGATGTCCAATTACGATTACAAATGATAATTGTATTATACTTGAAAATAACATTCGATTTTCAAATGAAAATTCGACAATGTTAAAAGAATATTATTCAATAATTGATTTGGAGTTTCAAGAAAAGAAAAAACAAATCTTTACAGATAAATTTAAAAAAGAACTTGAACTTGGAAAATATACAAGTTGGGTCAATCAACTTTCTCCAGAACAACTTCAAGGATTGTTTTGGATGATTGGAGAAGTAAAAATTAGATCTGGACGAGTCTTTAACGAATCAAAAATAAATGAAATTTGTCGCAGCTTGGATGAAGATAAAATGGGAGGTTCAACAGAAAGAATGACTGCTGGATTACGTTTATTTCTTGAATTTCTTTCTGGAAAAGAAAGAACTTTGGATGAAGTTCGAAAAGAGATTGTAGAAAGTGTAAAATGAATTTGTACATGTTTGAAACAAGCGGAATTGAACACTGCGAAGGTTGTGATATTATTTCGGCCGAAGTTATCGCTGAATCGGAAGATGAAGCCAGAAACATTTTATTTCAAGAATTTAGTTCTGAAAAATGGTTAGATAAAGAAATAGCTCAATGCGTTGAAATTATTTCTTTAAATCAATCTAAAATTATTAATTTTGAATATGATATGTGATCAGGGCGAATACTGATTTCTTTTCATCACATTCATTCCCGGCATATGAGCCAATAATACCGGTGGAACTTTCATTTCCGTTGGATTTTCATAAAAACGATTTGGATCTTTGATTTTAAATCCATTTGTAATATCATATTTGTATGCGATCCACGCATTCAATAAAGCCATGAAACCATCGTTTGGAGTATTGCCTTTTACATAGGTCGTTTTAACATCTCCAAATTGATCCACTTTAGATTTCAATTCCATCGAACAACAGTGTTGAATCAACCAGGCAAATTTCTCGTAATCCTTATATGGAAAACGGATTTTGCCTTTTTTTATTGCATTTATTAATTCATCGATATGATAATCTCGTTCGAATTGAATTGCACCTGAATGCGGAACATGTTCGTCTGTAAATCGAATTTTTCCATTTAATGAACCAATTGCTTGACTTGTAAGAAAACGTTTTCCAAATTCTCGCTGTAAAGCTTCAGAAAGATCTCCTGCGTGACCAATATCTCCAACTCCAAGATTTACAGAATAACGATGATAAAGTTGTTGAACAACTTGTTTTTTGTATTCAAATGTTTTCTTTGGAAGAATATTTGCATATTGAATACTTAACAGTTGCGGTCCTTCAACGGACAATACAACTACTGAAGAATAAGATTTTCCAACACCTTTAACGGATTCTTCTTCCTCTTCTGAAACTTGATTCAAATCAACTTTATCTCCCCAATCGCAACCAAGATAAACTCTTTTGCAATCCGATGGAGTAATGCGTTCTGCAAATCTTCTGTCTCGATCTGCGCAATTTTCATCAATTTCTTCGGAAGTTAATGGAGATGAATCGCCAGAATAGAATTCTCCAAGAACTTCGTTTTGATAAAGTCGTTCGTTGTTAATTGGATGGAATTCAGGTTTCTGAGAAATGATATCAGATCTGCTCATATTTGGCATGTAAAGCTGATTGATATGATATCCAATATAAGTACATTGTTCTTCTGGTTTTGAAAAAATCCACTTGCCTCTTTCGGCAGCCTCTCTTTTATCTTGTTCACAACCACAATGAACACATTTTACGATAAATCCATGATCTGGAATTCCGCGTGAATTTTTATGGTCATCTGGCAGATCATCTTCAATCCAAATTTTTTCCCAATCATTGCTTCCTGGAGTATAAAGTGGAAATGTTTTATCGCATTGTTCGCATCCTAGATGATAATATCCTTGAGATGAAGCTTGCCACATTTTCCAATAAGCTGAACCTTTTTTTAATGGTGTACCAAAATAAACCTGAAGCCCTTTATTTCCGTATTGTGCCTGAGAAAGAATTTTAAGAGCAGAGCTTAATGCAACCGCTCGAATATTTTGAACTTCATCAAAGAATATTCCATCCGCTGTAAAACCACGAATTCGATCTGCTGTTAAACCGGCCGATTCAATAGCAACGAAATTTCCACCAACGAATTGCTTGAATGACATTGAATCGGAAGTATCTGTTGTTGCATCTAATTTTGTGACAATAAATGGAACTTTCTTTCCTGGTTTTTTTGGATCTTCAATTCCATTCGAAGCAAGAATCATTGGATTTAATTTTGTTTTTCCATAACGTTTTGCCATGTCCAATTGCGGAAAACAATGAAGAAGACGCATTGGGGGTTTTCCATTTGCGCCAAATATTCCGCATGTCATGAAATAAAGCTCAAGAGCGGCGGACATTGTTGTTCCACCGACCTGACGCCCTTTAACCATTACAATTGGTTTTGCGCTTGGATCCAAGGCTTTTATTCCAATATAACGATAAATATCACAAAACATTTTGTATCCATTTCCATGAAGGCGAAATGGTTTACCATCAAGTGTAAGATATTTTTCAATAAAAGCAATCGGATCTAATGATGCAATCCCTTGTTTTAATTGTTCAAAAAGATTATCGTAATTCCCCAAAAAAACATTTGCCATATAATTATTTTGCGACCATCATTGCATGAAAGAAATCTGTATTTTCAGGATCGTTGTCATCTGTTGGAGTGTAGGTTTTTCCAAGATTTGAATCCATTTGCATTTTTGGAGTCTTTGCTTGTTCTTCAAGAATCATGTCGCTAATGAATTTTGCAAAAGTTGGATTATCGACTTCAGATTTTTGAAGACCTTCTTTTGAGAAAACTTTAAGAAGTTCTTCTTGTAAAGAAAGTAAAGAAATATGACCTTTAAAAGTTTCGATTCGATTCTTTAAAAATTGAATGATCTTATCTTGAAGATGCTGTGGAATTTCGGAATTCTGAACCTGAGCGGTTCTTTGAAATTGAGCCAATCCAGTTCTTTCTTTATATGAATTTAATTTTTCTTCTGCGCTTGATTGTTTTTTATTTCCAACGATTGCGTTGATTTGATCAATCAAAGATTGAGCTTCGCGTTTTCTTGCTTTGGAAACCGCTGTTTCCTGATTTAAATCTTGAGCAAAACGATTCCAATCAATTGATTCAATTCGTCTTTGTCTTGAGTCAATTTCAGATCCGTATGTTCCGTTCATTTTTTGAATTGGAATTCCGCCTCTCATATTTCCTTTATTTGTAAACTTTGAAATTAATAAGATCTTTAATTTCAACAATTTCGAATTCTGTTAATTCATATTGTTTTATGAATTTTTGCAAATCAGATTGGTTATTGCATTTTCGCGCAACAAAAGATGAAATCAAAGAAATATTTTTAATTATTGATTTTTTCATTTTAGATAATTTGCAGCCCAATCAAAGTTATTTGAAGATGACTTATCAACATCTTCGCCAAGTCTTCCGCGATCAAGATTTAATGGATAACCCATATCAAGAATGAGTTGAGTCATTTCTGCGATCTCTCGTTTATCAAGATCGTATTTTTGAGCCATTTTGATAAATGAATCTTCAATATCATGTCCGCCACTAACATGCGAATTAATAACGGTTCTTGCAATGAATGAATGAAGTAGCGGAACAACAACAGTAAATCCTGCTGCTTTTTGAGCTTCTTTTACCAGGCCATATTGTTCATCGGCTTTTTTCTTTTTACCTTTTTTTGGACGTTTCTGAGATTCAAGCTTTTGAATACGATCCTCTAGTCTTTCGATTCCCTGAAGAACCTCATCTCGAATTTCTTCAACTTGTTTTGTATCAAGAAAACCATCAATATCCGATTGAAGAACAGATTTGATTACAGGAAGAAATTTTTCAAGATATGATTTTGCTCGAACGCAGCCGGCAACAGAAAGGCCATCGTGTCCTGGAATATGAGATAAGCGATCTTTGGCCCAATCAAGGAATTTTTCCGGAGTACATTTCCAAGGATCTTTGTCTTCTTCGATAACTTCTTCTGGTTCTTCCTCTTCAACAATATCTGATTGATCTGCGCCACCAGGAACAGCATCAAGTTTAAATTCAAATTCTTTTTCTTCGATTACTTCACCATCAAGATCTTTAATCTCAATTTCTCCAATAACTTCGGCTCCAGATTCAAGAGCTTCTTTTTCCTCTTCGTCCGGAGTTAATTCCATTTCAACAGCAAGATCGTTTGAATCTTCCATATATTCATCAACAACCATTGAATCATCGGCTTTCAAAAGATCTTTCAATTCATCTTGAGAAATTCGAAATCCGTCCAGATTTGATGTTTGCGCTTGTTTTGCCAAAGCCATTGTTATTCCTTTTCTCCAAAAGAGAATTCGATATTAAAATTCATTCTACGAATTATTCCTTTTTATTGCTAGATTTTTGAAGATCAATCTTTTGAGAATTAATGATTATCACACCATACATACCGTGAACTATTCTTAGCTTTCGCTTTGAATTCCCCGCTTCTTCGACCTCTTTGTTTTGGATTTCTCCAAACGCTTTAAGAGCGCCTCCGCGGATTTTTGTTTAATGTCCGATTGCGTTCCGCAAACAGACACGCCAGTTTCTTGCGAAACAGACAAATCTTCTTTCGAAGAAAGATTTTTTAGATTGGAAAGACCTTTATCTCGAATATTCTTTGCTGCGTTAAGATCTCGATCCAATTTCGTTTTGCAATTTGGACAGATCCAAGAACGAATGTTTAGAGGAAGTTTATCAACAACAAATTGACAATTATTGCACGTCTTGGAACTTGGAAACCATCGATCAATTTGGTAAAACGTTCTTCCATACCAATTTGCTTTATATTTAATCTGTCTTACCAGTTCTGCCCAACCAACATCGGAAATAGCTTTTGCTAAACAATGATTCTTCATCATATTTTTCACAGCTAAATTTTCAGCTATGATAACTTGATTTTCGTTTACCAATCTTTTTGAGATTTTATGAAGAAGATTTTTTCGTTTATTTGCTATTTGTTCGTGAACAAGAACCAATTTTACTCTTGCTTTATTTCTTTTATTTGATCCTTTTCTTTTCTTGCTAAGTTGCTTTTGTTTAAAGATTAATTTTGGTTCTAAGTGTTTGAGATATTTTGGATTCTCTACTACATTCCCATTCGATTCAATGATAAGAGATTTAATACCCAAATCGATCCCAACGGAATTTGGAGAGACCTGAAGAGGATCGATATTGATTTCACATGCAAATAAAGCAAAATATTTGCCAGAAGATGATTTGTTGATTAACAAATAAATTTGTTTTTCTGGAATAGGACGATGAAAATTGATTTTTATTTTGGATTTGAGTTTGGGAATTTGAAGTTTTTGTTCTTTAATATAAAATCCTTGTGGAATTTTAATATATTCATTAGTTTTTTTACTATGAAATTTTGGAATATTTGAATTCCCATTAAAAAAATTTAAATATGCACTATCAAGATTTTTAAGAGAGGTCTGAAGTATTTGAGAATTTATGGTTTTCAACCATTGAAATTCTTTTTTATTTTTGAGTTTTGTTAAAAATAAACAGTCATCATGATAATCTATATATTTTTTATTTTTGTCATATATGTCTTTTTTTCTTGCAAGAAAATGGTTGTACACGAATCTTGCTCCTCCAAATTGTTGATCGAGAAATTTTTTCTGATCTTCTGTTGGATAAATTCGATATTTGAACGTTTTGTGCATTAATAACATTATATATCGGACTTTTTCTTGATGTTTGAAATTTTTTCCCGCCCTATACTTTCAATTCCATACATGCTGTAGAAGGGACCTCGTCCCATCGGCGATTCATTATAATATGCTGATGGAGATGTATAAAGACCATTTGCGGCTGTACCTGTAAACATTTTAGTGTAAAGGGGTGAACCAACAATATCATCTCGATTTTCTTGTCGTTCGGTAAATGTGCAGTTTACCTCTTTTCCAACAATCTTATCCGCGTAAATGCAACGCTCTCCTGTTGCTTGCCAAAGAAAAATGCTGGTATTCGTCTTGCGAATTTCATTTTCTTTATCTTCGGACATTGATAAAGGAATCATATTTGTAATTGATTGCCCGGCTTTTTGACAGCCATACGGAATTCCCAAACCAAACGGACATGGTTTTGATTCATTATCTCGAAGAACTGCAAGTTTTCTCATCTTAAAACCTTATTATGCAAATCTTTAATTTTCTTTTTTCTTCGATTCCGAGCAGCTTTGTGTTTTCGAAATTCATCCACAGATTTAAAACGATCCATTGGTCCGTTAAATAAACCAATTCCAGGGCCGTTTTTATCATCGTCCGTATAGTCATAATTCTTAAAAAGAACAGGATCGGCAAATTTTGCAAATTGTCCAAAAATTATCGTTGCTGCTAAAATTTCGTTTGAATCTATAAAAAGTTCTTTATTTTCAAGAATTATATTTTTTGCATCTTCAACTTCTTGTTTTGAATATGGAAACAGTGGTTTATCATTTCCCATCCAATCAGATTTTAATTCCTCCGGAGAAATATCTATCACTCTTGGTTCTTCTAAATCGTAATAATCTTTTTTTACAGAAGATATACTTCTTTTGCCTTTTATATCTACAACTTCACCACGCGAATTTACGCAAAATACATGTGCCAAAGGTGGCTGATATGTTTCCATAAAATTTTCAGCTTCTGCACGAGTTTCAAAATTTTGCAATTCTTCTGGTTCTTGATCATCAATTAACATATTAATTTCGTAACCAAATAATTCATGCAAAGCCAATGCAAAATAAGCGCAAGCTTCTGTGGTATAATAAATGATTTCATTATTCGATATCATATTCTTCCCGGAACATTCATAAATTTCATTAATTCAGGAGTTGTTGGAATAAATTTCCAAAGATTCAATTCATCCAATAAAGCAACTGTGTTTGAAGAATTATAAAGCAAAGCTTTATTTAATTTCTTTTTGATAAAATCATCTCCGCAGTCTTGAATGGCTTGCGGATTATTTTTTATCCAAATTTTTGTCCTGTCGGAAATTGAAAATCCAAGTTTCGATGAAAGATATATTGCTCGCGGAATTCTTTTGAAATCATTTCCCAAAGTTATTTCAGGATCTAAACAGGTATCAATTAATTTATTTGAAATATCTATTTTGGCCTTATGAGTTACATCATACATTTGTTTTAAATCTAATGACCAAAGCAATGTATTGCATGTAAAATCTCGACTATAAATTTCTTCATCCATTGAGGATATTCGATTCATTCCTTTTTCAACAAGAATTGAATTTATATTTGGAACCGTAAAGTTACTTGAAAAATCAATTTTCCAATTATTGATTAAAATTCTTGAATGGCCATCATTCATTACACGAAATGAAGATACATCTTTGGCCATTTTGATTGCGGATTGTTGTGCCAAAGCATGAATGCTTTCATCTCCTGTTGTTAAATCAATATCCGATAAATCATTTTTTCTTCCAAGCAATTTATCGCGAGGAATTCCTCCAACCATCCAAGGTTTGGCGGTTTTATTAAGTTTCGATAAACCATCGATGGTTTGGAGAATTTGGATTAATTTCATCCTGCGGGTTTATTGACGGGGGCGGGAGGTTGCTGAGGGGCGATCGCCGGGCCGGAAAGCTCGTTTAACGCGCTCTGTTCTTTTTCTGGGCCTGCGACTTCAGTCGGCTCCGCTGGTAAAGGTTCAGCCAACTCTGCGAGCTGCGTTTCTTTCTTTCGTTTATCTTTGAGCTGACGTTCAAGCTCCATTTGATTTGCTAATTCTTTTTGAATATTTGGAAGTGTTGGGGTGATTGGTTTTCCAACAAGATCAAGTTCCATGTGCTCGGGTGTTTTAATGGCACCACGAAGTTTTGAAAGAATTTCTTCAATACGAGTTAAAGCATACTGATTTGAATCCAACATTTTACTGGAAGCTTCCGCAAGTGAAGGAAAGAATGCAGAAATGTTAAGTTTATCAAAAATAAGATCTACGATGGACAGTTGTCTTGGAATTTCTCTGGTTCTAAATAGATTTGCCAAAACTTCAAGACGAGCAACAGCATCATCAACTGTAACCTCGGCCAAAGCAGCATCAAAAAGATTATCTGTCTTTTTATGAATTTCCGTTTGGGCAGAACCATCTCCTTCAGAAACTTCTTGATCTGGAACTTCTCCGGCAATTGGTTCTGAAATTGAAGTTTCTTCTTCGATAACCTCTTGTTCCGGAACGGGTTGAACTGGTGGAATCGTTTGATTTGGTGTTGGTTGAACGGGAGGAGCAACCTGAGCCAAAACCTTAATATTATCCATATCATCCGGTTGAGGATCAACGATATCATTTTCATCTTCAAGAACAACATGATCTTCTGCTTTTGAATCATCTTCAAAATTCATTGCTTTCATGAATTCTTCAAGAGGATCCGGTGCCGGTTGTTCCGGAGAAACGGGCGGAGGAACAGCATTTGGATCTTGAGCAATGAAAATAAGTTCCCTTGCGGCTTTTGGAAAACCTTTCTTTACAAGAAAATTAGCTTCTTTGATAATTAAATCCTGAAGCAATGTTGAATAAACATTTTTCAACGGAGCCGCTTGAATCATTCTTTTTACCTGATGAAGTCGATTAAGCCAATCTTCAAGATTGATATCAAGTTTTCTTGTTAAAATTTCCCGAATATCCGGATCGGTTGCTAATTTTTCTGCGGCCTGAAGACGAGCGACAATTGCTTGAACACGTTTTACAAGAGCTTTTTTCTTTTCTTCTTCGGAAAGTTGCGGAGCGACAGGTTCTTCTGTTGGAATAATTTGAGCTTTTAATGCTTCATTTGGATCAACTTTAAAACTGTTTGGATAATATTGCGCCATTTTATATTTGTTTTGGTTTCCTTGTTGATAATATGAAACCCAATTTTTGAAATCAATTTTTTCCATTTCGTCCCAACCATATGTAATTTTATTGAAGGCTTCTTGATAATTGATTTCAGAAGTTGAAATTGACTGATAAATATCCTGAAGTGCTTTTGTCCATTTTGAAACATTATATGTTTGGTGGGTTAATTCTCTTATTCCTTGAGGGTATGCTTTTTTATCAATTGCCCCTGAATTCAAATATTGTTCAAATTGATTTTCGGATGAAATTCCTGATTTGTCAAGAACGCCGCAATATTCGCGAAGATATTTTTCCATCTCGGGAATTACTTTTAATCTTTCAGCAAGTTTTTCTTCAAGAAATGAATTCATACGATTGTTCCGTTTGAGATTAGTTTTGCGCTAAGGGTTTGAACTTCCTGAAGAACTTTCTTTTCATTTGGAGGATTGAGTTCGGGAATTTTAAGAGATGACATTTTCTCTCCAAGTTTTTCCATAAATAAAAATGACGCTTCTGAATCGATTTCCTTTAATGTCTCCATAATTGCCTGTTGAATTACAGACTGATATTGCTCAATGTAATTAATAACATAGTTGTGCTGAATAACTTGGTCCGGGCGATTATTAACAACTTTATCAATTTTTTCAATCAGCGACATGAATTGTTCTGTATATTTTGTTAATACATAGTCATTTTTACTGTTGATAATCGTAGGATCTTCTTGAATCTTATCAAATACCTGTTCGATTCTTGAAAATATTAGAAGCTTTAATGCCTTATATTCTTTAAGAATATTTATTTCTTCATCAACCGCTTCATTTAATCTTTCTTGATATGTTTTATTATTTTGAATTGATAAAGCGAGTTTTTTATTTATTGTTCCTTTATTTTTGATTTTTGCAAGATCTTGTTTTGCTTGATCATAATAATTAAGGTATTCACTTTCTTGAAATTCTTTCAAAAGTTTAATTGAAACAAGAAGATGAGATTCGCTATCTTCTGTATATTTAAGCTTTAACCAATCTGAAATTGATTTTGGATCCGTTCCATTGAGAAGTTTATCAACAATTTCTTCAACGTCAGGATGCTGTTGTATAAGAGAAAAATCTGCCATACTATCAATATATCAAAAAAGCCATAAAAGAAAAGGGATCTGAAAAACAAATTTCAGATCCCTTTAAAAGTTAAGCGCTGATGTTTGATTATTTGTCGCGATTCATTCTACCTTCTCTTGTGTCAAAGTTTGCTTTGAAATCGATATTTGCATTGTCAATTTTGTTTTGATCTGCCACATTAAATCCCGGAACATTTTTTCCGTTTGCATTTTTATAACCTTCTTTGAAATCAAATACTTTTTTATCAAGCGAGCACTGATAAGTTCCCTCTCCTACGTAAACTAATCCAACTCCGATATGATCTGGACAATATCTTGTGTTTAATGAAACATCCATTGGACGAACTTCAGTTGATTCTTTTAGTGCATTTGAAAGTCGATCTGCTGTTTTTGAAGTTTTATCTTTTAAATATTCTGTTGGTTTATTGTATTTTTCTTCTTGATCGCGTTTACGATATTTTTCTCTTAATTTATTTGTTTCATGATCGTCTTCAGCAAGTTTGGCAAAATCTTTATTTGCAAAAATAGAAAGGACTGTGTCAAGAACTTGAGCTTGTTTTTGAAGGAACGGATCTCCTGATTCGTCAAATTCTTTTGCGGTTGCAGCAATTGCTTCAAGGTCATTAGAATCTTGATGTGATTCTAACGAATCAATCACTTCTTTTATTTCAGAACTTAAATTTTGAGCTTTTGCAACCAATTCTGCCAAGACTCCTTGAAGAAGTTCTTGATCATCTGCAAAAGATAAAAGTATATCAGCTTCTTTATCATTAAATAATGTATCTAATGAAGCCATAAGACCAATTAGTTCTTTTTGTAAGGCTGCTTTATTCATAGTAGATTTTATTGTGTGAAGACATGAATGTTTGAGCTGCTGCGCTTTTCTTTGTCCAAAGAGGACGACAATCTCCGAATTCATCTTGATAAACTTTATCAAGAGGCTGGTTTAAACAGCCACAAATTGGAGAACTGTGGTTGGCAACTTTGATTTTCTTGCGACATCCGGATGTTTTTGGAGTAAGTTTTCCAGCAAGTCCGTCCATCCATATTTGGGTTGCCGAACGGAAAGCATTCATATCTTTTGCTAAGAGAATATTTAAAGCGTCTTCAACTTTTTCTTTATTTTTTTCAATTGAAGCTGTTCTTACAATTTCAATTAATTCTTCACAAGATAATTCATACCCAGGAGAAAAACTTGCTTTTGTTTGAATATCAATTCCAGAAACTTCATCAATTCCTTCTTTTGAAAAGGGAAGAATGGAACCTTCGGAAATTAAAACTTCCGGAACAATAGAATACATTCTGTTCATTTTTACAGGAACTTTGAATGTTTTGTTTGACAGTGCTACATCAAAAATTGTAGAAGTTTCATTTGCATTTGCGACTTTGATTTGATATCCAGTACAACCAAAAGCATCTAAACGATTAATAATTGAATTTCTTCCTTTTTCCACCGAGTTTTTGCCGAACAAGAATTCAGCAGCTCCAAGAGGTGATGTTAATTTATTTGAAAATACTTCTCCGCTTGGAGAAAGTTTTGGCGCCGCAATAACATTTTTAACAGGTTTTGGCTCATTACGATCAAATATTGCATTTTGATCTTGTGCTGGTTTTGCCGAAGCAAGACGCGCCTTTAATACAATTTTTTCAACTTCATTAAATTCATCAACTGATGCTGTTTTGGTAAGTGTTGAAGCAACAATTTTTAAAACTTCTTCGGGATTATATTGAAGATCTTCTCCTGCAAATTTGTTCAAAGCGGAATGAAAGTTTTTTTCGTTTAAATCAAAGAAACCACCGGCAGAAAGAAATATAGATGGCAAAAGCGCCCGGCCTTGACTTACCTCGATCGGAATTAAAAAACTAGATGTTCCTTTTGGGGTTTCAAAAGCAGCTCGACAAATAATAAGATTTTCCTGTCCGGCAACCGCTTCGACAATTTTTGCTCGAACTCCAATTCTATTCATTTCAAGCAAGCAATTTGTTGTTGCTTGTTTGCCCATAACCTGAGAAAACTTATCACCTGTTCTTTTTTCAACAATTCTTGAAAAAGCTTCTGTTAAGAAGGGATCTGCGCCAGAACCTTCATCTTTAAATTCAGATGTTTTTTTTGCAAAAGTTGGTTTTAATGTTTCAATTTCTCCAAGCTCTTTTTCAAAGGCAGCCGCAAATTTGTTATTTTTTGTAAAGAAAGTATTATACGCGGATTTAAATTCATTTCTTCGAATATAAAGTTGTTGAGAAGCTTTTTTCGAAAGGAATTGGTACATTCCAACAGATGTTTGATCTGTTGGATTTGCTTCCGCAACTTGTTTTGATCTTATTGCAAGAATAGATAGAGGAAACTGCTCTGCCCCAATAACAGCCTGGGATAATTTTTGTGTTGCCTGTTTTATTAAGAAATCTTTTTGACTCATCATTATCCTCTTGAGAATTCCGGAAATTGAGAAACAATTTGAGGGTCGGCCTCTTTGAGAACTTTGGTTTGAAATTCAGGATTTGAATTAATATTGTTAGTAATTGACTTTGCAAATGTTTCTAATTCTTCCGTTGGAAACGGAAGATCTGAAGAAGCAATTTTTGAAATAACTGAATTTTTGTATGTAATGTAAATATTCGATTTGCTCGAATCTAATATTGCATTCCAATAATTTTTTGCTGAAGCCGATTTTTCAATAGTTGGTTCCTCATAAAGAGCAACAATCACTTCACCGTCTTTATTTTTTTGAATTTTCCAAAGTCCGCCAACATTTGTTTCGTCAAAAAAGCGCACAACATCAAAAGCAACTTTTACAAGTTTATCTTTGACATCTTCATATTTAAACGCTTTTTTATTTAAAGTTTCATTGATTTGATTGAGATCAACTGAAAAATTTTGCATTTTATTTCCTGAGTTAATGAACATGTTCTCAAACAACATATTGTAATATTATCAATCAAAGATTAAATTCTTCCATTAATTGATATTTTCTTTTCATCAGTTCTTTTATCTCAGGATCGCGATCTGCTGCTTTTTGCAATTTTTTCTCGGCTCCACCGTAAACTTTACGACCATTTCGATAATCGCAATTACCATGAATTGATTTTGTTACAGATGACTGATTAACATCAAGTAATTTTGCAATTTCAACTTGAGTTTTGCTTTCATTTGGAAATCGCGGATCTTTTCCAGCAGAAAGCTTTAACACTTCTTTTTGGCGCTCTGTAAGAACAGAATCAATTAATCTCCAAAACGCTTTATTAAGCGCTTCATTTATTTCATGAAGCTCTTCTTTATAACCAGGATCGTTAATTGATTTAACGAATCCTTGAGCATCCGAGTAATCGGAAATATTTTCCGGTGCGGTTGGACATTCTTGAATAATCCACTGGTACCCATTTGACCTGCATTGAGAAAAATCTCTCGAAGCGATTTTTGATATTTTGTATTCGTTTTTCATTGTCCCTTCGGTTGAAAAAGTTTCTCTATTCTTGGTTGATCTTTATTTTTGTTTAATTTTGTTGATATTGGGATTTCTAATAAACATTCAAAATCATCTGGCGCAGAATATTCGCTTATAAAAATTTTATGGCCTTCTTTGAATTTATCTCTACACCATTCCCAAAACTTAATAGAATCGAATTTATCTTTGTATTGAGTTGTGTTTGCATATGGAGGATCGCAATAAATAATTGATTTAGATGGAATCCATAATTGATCATATTCAAATGAATAAAATTCAACATCTTTTAAATTGTTTATTTGTTTAAGAAGAACTCTTGCGCCTCGTTCTGCATAATTGTCACCTTTTGAATTTACAGCATATCCTCCGAACCATTTTCCGCCAAATGAACAAAGTAAACCAACAAAACAAACAAGCTCCATTAAATGATCGTTTGGATGTTTTCGAATTTCAGAATATAATTCTTTTGAAATTGTTGTGGGAGGAATCCAACCAGCTTGTAATGCTTGCCATAATGCAACCAAATATATATTTGAATCATTTCCAATTCTTGGACCTGAAACCTTATCGATTGAATTGCACCCGCCAACAAACGGTTCAACGTAATACTGATCTAATTTTCGATCCTTTAAAATAATTGGAAGAATTTTTTTTGCGATTCGCGCTTTACTGCCAAGATATTGCATTATATGTTATCAAAAATTGAATTGTTGGATTTGTTTAGTTTGACATATTCGTCTATATCATGATATTCGTTGGAGAAAGCAAGTCTTTCAAAATCTTGAAATTCTCCGAATTTTTTTATAATTCGATTATTTGCCTTTTCACCTGGGACATCATTGTCAGTTAATAGATAAATTTTCTTTGCTCCATATTTTTTAAGCAAATAGAGTTGGAAATAGCAAAGAGAAGATCCTCCCATTGCAACAACGTTGTGTTGCCCGGCATAATCGCATGCAATTCGATCGAATTGACCTTCAACAAGAATTGCAGATTTTTTTAATCGAATTGCCTCTTTTGCAAAATTCAATCCGTATAATACAAATGATTTTTTAAATTGAGAATATTTGTATTTTGATATATTGTTATCTTTACAATATTGATCTTTAATTGTCCTTGCAATTAAACCAACAGCATATCCAAAATCATCAATGATCGGAAATATAATTGAATGATGTTTAAAATTTGAATCGAATCGATAATCTTTTTTATAAAGAACTCCAATTTTCATTAAAGTTTTTATATTTGATTCTGAATAAACGGAAAAAAAATCTGTTGGAGGGAAATATCCAAATTTATATTTTTGCTGATAAAACGACAAAATCCTCGAATCCAAATATTTTTTGGAATCAAGGATTTCCGAATCTTTCGAATTTATTAATTTGGATGATTTTGAGACGATATCAAATATTTCTTCGGATAATTGAATTTTATTTTGAAGATATTCTCTTACATCCATTTTTCATTTTTTGCTTTTCTTTTTGTTTGGTTCCATCGCCCGTTTATAAACGGGCGACATTTCCGGCTCTTCATCTTCTCGACTTGATGATTTGCCAAGATTCATTTTTAATGATCTTTCAAAGATCGGAGATAAATTTAAATTTTCTCCACAATGTTTGCAAACATATGTTCCTTTTTTTGGAACGGGAGGTGTATTTTTTTTGCATTTTGCACAAACACAGCCTCCTTTATCGGGAGAAAATCGAACAATTTGGCCAATATCAATCATGCTTTTTTTAGTGAAAGGATTGATATGAGTAATTTCTTTTTTGCATTCATGACAAATGACTATTTTTGTTTCTTTGTCAATTAAAGTTTCTGAGGTTGTTTTTCCACAGCCAGAATTATCACACGTTATAAAATAGGGCATTATTCCTTTGGTTCAGGTGAGTTTTGAGATTTTTCCAACAATGAGATTATATCCGAGACATTATCCGGGTAGATTACATTAATATGTATAATTTGGCTTCCAGTCATGTCTCCAATTCTGGTCGAATTGGAGACACCAAGGTCTTGAACAATAATTTCGTCTTGATTTTTGGACAGTGCCGGAATGACGATTGCTCGCTCATCCTGCCCGTATATCGTGTCAATCTTTTGATCCGGCACTCCACGCAGAGCGTCGAGCAGCGATAAGTTTAACGTAAAGTGTACGTCTCTGCCGTCAAAAGCTAAGGTCGGATGCGGCTCCACCTCAATTTCAAGAATTGCATTTTGAAATGTGCCAAATATTGGCTCATAATGTCCGGCGCCATTCAAACGAAGTTTTGCTCCAGATCTGGCTCCGCCTGGAATATTAATTTTTTGAGAGACGTCTTTTAATTTTCGTTTCTCTCCATTACAAATTTCACATATGATCGTTTCAATTCCATGTCCAAAACATTTTGGACAAGATTGTTGAATAATAACATTTCCCTTTTGTCGAATAGTCCTTCCTTTGCCATCACATGTCTTGCATTGATTTGGAGATCTTTTCGATCCTTCTCCGTTGCAAAATTCGCAAGGAACATATTTGGAATAATTTAAAGTTCGTTCGCAACCAAGAACCGATTCTTTAAATGAAAGTTTTTCGTGAAGTCCAATTATTGGAAGAGGTGTGAAATTTTCTTCATCTTGATCTGGATGAAATCCAAAATTTGAAGAAACGTGTCGTTTAAAAAATTCAAATGGATCTGCGTAATTTTCAGATCGAGAAAATGGAAATTGTTGTTCTTGTTTTGGATTTGTTAATTCTTGATAAGCAGAATTTATTTTTTTAAACTTTTCTTCGGATTCTTTGTTTCCTGCGTTTTTATCGGGATGATGTTCCGCCGCGAGTTTTCGAAATACTCTTTTAATTTCGTCTTCCGAAGCGTCTTCTTTTAATCCGAGAATTTCAAGATTTTCTCTTCTTGACATTTTTCTTATCAGCCTTTTCTTTTTCTCTTAATTGAAGTTTGCAATAACCATAAACGCAAGCAATTGAGTCCGCAATATCTCCTGCGACTGGCGCCAATTCACCTTTATGTTTTCCCTTTATTTGAAGGGGGAAATCAATTGGTCCTAGATATTTGATCATTAGAGCAGGAACTTCATCTTTTTTTGGAATAACTTTATCTTCTTTGATTGCGTGGCGAATTTTCATCACGGACTGAAGTATAGGCGGATGTTTAAGCTTGTCAAATACAGACAAACAAACAACACGATTTAAAACAGCAAGAGAGGTGAGGGTTTTGATAGTTGTTCCGCCAAAACCGCCGCCTCCAGGTTTAAACCCAAGAAGAATATCTTCGATTATTACTTCATCCGGAGCATATCCATCCATGATTTCATAAATAAAGTTTCGAACGACCGCAAGTCGTTCTGCAATATGCCCGTCTTTCGGCGGCTTAAAATACGAATAGTGCTCTAACTTTGGCGGAGAATATCCATCAAAATTGAGCACTGAATAACCGATTGTTGTTGTGGAAGCATCAAGCCCTAATATTTTCATCATCTGATGATATATCAGATGATTTTGACCAACCACAAAGATCAATTATGTATTTGCAATAATAACAAGGTTTAGGGCAGCATTTGCGAAAAACTTGAATATCTGCTATTTCAATTATTTTACCCATGATTTATTTTAACATTTAAGATCATTATTTTTGTAATATGATCTCCAATTTCTTTTTCTCCAAATTCAGTGAATCCAAATTTTGATAAAAGATTTAGTCCGCCTTCTGAAACTGCATAGGCTTGAATTTTATCATAATCAGAATTGATGCAATGATTAACTGTATATTGCAATAATTCTTGGCCAATCTTTTGTTTTTGATATTCTGGAAAAACTTCAATTGAATAAATATGAAATATTCCGTGCGAATGATGATAACCAAATATCAAACCTTTTAATATTTCTTCTTCAAACATTCCATGAGCAATTGGCCATTCTAAATATTTTAATAATTGATCTCTATCATCCCAAAGATCATCTGAAAAAGATTTGGATTGAAGATCTAAAATTGAATCAATGTTTGATTTTGAAAGTCTTGAAATTTTATTCACTTTTATCCTTTGGAATATGACATTCTTTATTATGAAGATCAATCCATTCTTTTCTAATTTCAAGACCGTTGCATTTTTCACATTTAATGCAATCAGTACGACAATCACATAATGGAGGCCAACCATAGTGACAAGCACAACAACATTGATGATCGTCTAATATTTTATACATTCCCATATTATTCAATCAATTTCTGATCATATCCATTTTTAATTAGATTTTGCAATTTCTTACAAAGAAGTTTTGCAGATCTCCGATTGAGATAGATGGAATAACTATCTTTCGTTATGATTTTATCATCCATTATAAATTTACATTTGCATGCAAGTAACGCTAAATTTTCAATTTCTAAATCGAAACCTTTTTTTCGAATGTTTAATTTTTCGTTGAATTTGGTTTTCATAAATTTTTAGCCAAACGAATAAGCTCTTGAATATATTCTTCTTTGGTTAATTTGTGTCTTGTTTCAACTTTGAACATTTCTTTTCCATCATGACAAATGTCATTATGCTCTTTATTTCCGAACTGAGAAAACTCTCTATTGATTTTTTCAGAACAATGACAACAAATTTCACAACAGGCAATAAAATGTTTAATTTTAGAATTTTCTTCGTGACATTTGCAATTACAAATATGATTACATTTCATGTTTTCTTTTTAGATCTAATGTGTTTTTTAACAGCGTTATCACTAACTCCAAGTTTTTTCGCAACAGCAGTCATTGGCATTTCTTTTAACATATCTTCAATTTCGACAAATGGTGGCCAATTTATTTTTTTTGGTCGTATTCTACAATTTCCGCATCTTTCCGCTACATCACAAATTAATACATTGCAGTTTGGGCATTTTTTATCTTTTAATTTATGTGACGGTTTTCCAAATGTTTCTTTCCTAGAGGCTCTTCCGGCAAAAGTTGGAGTCTGAGAATGACAGTTTGGACAAAGAAAGCGTAAATTTTCTATTCTGTTATCATTTGGAATACCGTTAATATGATCTAACTGAAGAACTAATTTTTTATTATTCCATTCGTTTTTAAGACCGCATTCTACACATTTGTATATAAAATATCCCTCTTCTATTAATCTTTTTTTAATAGAACCTCTTTTATAAGAGGAGTTTTCCACTAAAACTTCAGTTAAAGAAATGTTCTTAGTTAAGAATTTTCTATTTTTATTTGAATTTATTCCAACAGGAATATGAGAATAATTTATTTTCAATTGCAATAAAACTCTTTTTAAAGTTGAAAAACTTGTTTTATTGCAATTTTTTTCTAATTTTTTTAATATTTCTGTTAAAGATTTTGATTCGTTTGTAATTTTTTGCAAGTGGTCTTTTTCAAGATACCAAATCGACGATTTTTTATTCATACCCTGATAAGAGTATATGCGTTATATTGTCGTTTCATTTTAATTATGGTAGGGAGAAGGCGATTTGAACGCCTGTAGGTGCTTTCAAAGAGCACTGCCCTAGACCGGACTGGACGATCTCCCTATGTTGAGCGAAGATATCTTCGCTCAAAATCTAAATTCTTTTCGAACTTAGATTTTTTATTGTTCTCTTGTTAGAGAACGATAAATCACCACCTTTCAAACATTTTTATTTCATCCATAACCATTATGGATGAATGTTTTCGCCAAAGAATTAACTTTGGAGAAGTTTTTATTTATCATACGATAAATAATTTTTTATATCTTCAGGATAAGATTCTGTAATTAATTTATGACCTTCACATACATGAAGGTTTTGAACAAAATCAATTGATAATTCTTCTCCGTACCATACCACCTGTCCCCAACAGGGATGTTTTTCGTCATTAAATTCTGAATCTCCCAAAAATACACAGTTGTTATCTTCTTCACTATAACTGCCCGAAATATTGTCACCAGACGTCCAACCTGGATAATGTTCGCTATTTTCTATATCATTAACATTACAACATGTTGGAAGTTTGTAACTTTCAAGTTTGTTTTCTTTCATAAAATTTCCTCACAGAATTCTTCCCAACGAGCCGAAATCATTTTCATATATAACTCGGGGCGCAAACCATATGCGCCAAAAGCATATCCATCATTCACTTCAATCAATATTGTGCGTATATCTGCATCAATTCCGACATCTAAGCAATAAGCTCGATGAGCTGTTGGTCTCATCGCATAAACCATTTCTTGAACGGTTTTTCGACTTGGAGCAACACTCCAATCGCCTTTGTATCTATGACAATCCAAAATTTCATTATCGCAAACAAAAACACGATATTCAGATTTTATATCAATAACTTTAGAACACCAAAGTTTTACATCATTTCCAACATGACCAAGAAGAAGTCTTGTGGTTTTTGAGCCATCCCAAATTTTGCCCGGAAATAATTTATGATCATCTTTTGGTTTTATAAACCAATGTTGGTCCGGATGTTCTCGAATCTCTTCCATTGTCATTACAAAAATTTCTCGTCCAAAATAATCTATTAAACAGATTGGGTAATCAATATTTGATTTTGGTTCGGGAACATTCAATTTTCTCAGCGCCCGATGAACATCTCCAATATATGATGAAATTCCAACTTCCGACCCGAGATCTTCAAATGAATCAATTTCTTCGGGAGATTCAAATGGAACAACTTCAATTCCCATTAGATAACAACCACGTTTTGCGCACTCCATTGGTTCGCTCGCGGGATAATTGTTAAAGTGCCTTATGTAACATTTGCGTAACATATACTTTGTGATCTCTCCCGGAATCGGACCGGAACGCAACCCTTATCAGGAGTCGCAGGTTACCAAACAGCTCAGAGACCAAAGTTCATTTTTTATTGATGATCATCGCAAAAACTATCGTTGCAATGTTCCGCCCACATTAATCCATGCTTTCTCGCATATTCATCAGCCTCTTCACAATCAGCGTGAAGATTACAACTTTCAATTTTCGAAGATGAAACTTTGATCAAATCATCTTTAAACTGTTCAGCGTCTTTTTTAGATGACAATTCCATATTAATCCTTTGGGCCAACGAAGGGATTTACACCCTTATCCGTATTATATCAAACTTACCGACGAAGCGCTTCTATCTTGCAAGCGAGAAATAAGCGTCATTTAAATCTGACTGCTCTGCTAATTGAGCTACGTTGACCATAACAATCCACTACCCAGAATCAATTCTTTTTGTTTTTCAAATGTTTTAAATAGTGACAATTTCTACACAAAAGAACTTTATTTTTTCCTCTTCCATCAAAATAATGTTCCATATTTCCTTTATTTAAACCAAACAGTTCAAACTAAATAATTTTTTATTCTCTTCGAGCGCCAAGCAATTACGATGGTTATCTGTAAATTTCTTTACTTTGTTGCAGAAGTGTTCTGATACTCTACTGATAAATTCATCAAATTCCGGATCATCAATTTTAAATTGAGTTTTTCGGAACTCTTCGCCAAGTTTTTTATAAACCTCATCTCCATAAGATTGAATAAATTTTCCTTCAGAACATGAAGTGCAATAAATCATTAAATCTCCAAGCTCTATCGCAAACATATGATCTGGAAAATTTAGATCTTTGACAATTTTATTTTTCTCAAAACTATAGATCAACATTTAATCCAGTCTGAAATTAATTTTGGCCGATTGATACAATCCATTAAAAATTAAATCCGGCGTGATCTGTATTCTTTGTCCAACTTGAACAGATATCAAAATAAACAAAACGATTTGGTTTATCCAATACAATTTCAAGTGATTTATTTTTTGTAATCGACCAAGTCTCCCACATAATTTACTCACAATCATTCAAACAATCACTTAAACACAATGAAACAGCGGGGTTTGGTTCTCCCGGCCCTTCTACTCCACACATTTTATCACACATACTTTCGCATTTGTTTTGTTTGCCGTCTCCACATGCAGTAAATAAAACAAATGCGAAACCAATAAATAATTTTGTTTTTGACATTGTCGACATGATTTATTCTTTCTCCAATATCCACATTTTATTACAGAGTGTCAAATATAATCTTGTTTGATTTGTTGTCGAACCAAGAATTGAAGCAAGTTCATTTAACATTTCTTCAATTTGAAAATTTTTAAGATCTGAATTATAAAGATGGTTAACCTCCCCGCTAAAAATTGCAACAGGTTCGGTAATTTGTTGCCCATTATAAACGTAACACATGTCGGCAGTCTTCCACATTCCGGGAAGATATGGAAGTTTTTGATTGACTTGTGTATTCATCCAATCTGTAGATTCTTTCATCAGTTCTTCAATTTCATGAAGTTTGCCAAGAAGGTTATATCCCTCTTTTAATCCAACTGTAATTGTAAAAGAACGTTTCGGTCCAATTGAGTCTTGAATGATTTTATATTTGTTCATATGGTTCCGGCGCCTTGATTTGAACAAGGGTGAAAATCTTCAGAGGATTTCAGCTTAAACCAGGCTAGCTGACACCGGAATTCGCAATCTTTCCCTGCCGTTTGATTCGTTCAAACATTGTTTTGGAAACGTTTTCCAACACAGACACCAGATTGGTTGAAAACATTTCTTCCGCAGCAAGAAAAGATTGCCGATCTCTTGACCCAGATCGGGAGGGTTTGCAGATGAGATAAGATTTGAACTTATGGAAGCTTTTGACTTCTCCAGCTTTCCAAGCTGGCACCTTAAACCGGACTCGGTCACTCATCTATAAACAAACAATTATTTGGGCTTGTTCTTAACCGGTACGAACATCCAAATTTTTCTTAGCAAGAATTGTTTGTTAAGTTTAACTGGAGAATCGATTGAGAATCGAACTCAACATCGCGATTTTGCAGACCGCGTTTTTCACCAGATTTTCGATTCAAAACTGATAATATTGGAGAATCGAACTCCTGTAATCGACCAGATATTACGAAAAGAATTGAACTTTTCTGCGGGTAGCTAGCCCGAGTCGCCCAGACTTTAATACTATCAGTTGGTGCCACATTCTCGAATTGAACGAGAATTTCAGCCGTATGAAAGCTGAATGTTACCATTACATTCAATGTGGCATTTTGTTGTGTCAAAGCCGTTTATTTCTTTGATGTGTGACATAAGGCGTCACGCAATACTTATCACAACATGGATAAACATATTTCGAACTATGTTTATCCGTAGTCCGGAGAGTTGGGATCGAACCAACATTTTGTGCCTTGCGGCCCATAACTTAGTCTTTAGTTCATCTCCAGGAACAGAGAATTAAATGCGGAGTCATCACCGCCAACATGTTTTGCATCAAAGAAAACACGGCCACCTTGGGCTTAATTCTCAGCAGGCCCAGAATGAATCGAACATTCTCCTAGAGATTTGGAGTCTCATTGGTCACCATGACCTTGAACCTATTTGTATTCATATTACGAATGAATACAGTCAGTGGACACGAGCAGAATCGAACTGCTGAAACAATATTGCAAGTATTGTATTTTCCCGCTAAATTACGCGCCCAGGAATGCGTTGATTTGATCATCTTTATCCATCAAATCCAAGCGGCAAATTTTAAAGATTCATTTGCCGCTTAACCGTGCATCATTCGGTTTTCTTCAAAAAGATCCAAAGACATTGTTGAAGAAGTTTTCTTATCTGCAATAGTTTCTTTCTCGGCTTTTTCTTGCCATCCATCCTCCAATGGCGCATTTATTTGCCATTCGAAGATCGGAAGCAATTTCTTCTCGAATTTCATATTTATGATCAACATGATGAACTTTCCAAATTGGTTTTCCATCAAGCGTCACTAAAGCTGTATTATATCCGCCTTCCGCTGCTGGACGAACAACAATTGTTAATCCATTATCTGCTCGTGCAATTTCTTTCGCGTTTGGTTTTATAATCATAATTTCCTTTATTTATGGTGATCCATGCCGGATGTGCGCCGGTCGTTTTTACCTTGAGACGGTATTGTCCTTCTATTAGACGAATGGACCTTGCGGTAGTTTTCAGAGATATCATCTGTTCATTCGAGGGTTGACTACCAACCCTTGATCGAACTATCTGATCAATTTATCCTGTAGACAGTTGATCGGCGGTGTCTCATTTCGGAATCAAACCGAAATCTTTTGGCTTTCAGGGCCAAACAATCTATCATTGATATAACGAGACATATCAAATCGCAGCGGGAATCGAACCCGCGTTTTCCGGCTTGGCGCCAGACGTTCTGTCCAGTTAAACTATGCGACATACATTATTATCAACATTCTCTAAACTGCCCTGCGCCGATGAGTTTCGGAGGCTTACGTCAAGATCTCATCCTTAACCTGTTTAACCAATATTTCAAATAATGCGATATCAAGTGTTGCAACACTTGGGGTGACTAACGGAGCAACGATCCCGCAACCTTTCCGTCCACAACGGAACGCTCTGCCAATTGAGCTATAGCCACCATACAGTCATTATGACCGCCAAAAATTTTCAGTCAAGCCAATAATGTTTCGAATTACAGAATTCTTCTATTTCAATAGCTTCTTTTCTTGTACAGAGAAAAGAAATTGCAGAATTATAAATTATTGTTCCAAGCATGTATCTTGTGTCAGAAATTATAATTTCTGGCCATCTACTGTTCGGTTTTTCAACATTATTTTTGTTGGCATTTAGAAACTTGCGAATATGTTCAATTGCTTGTTTTGCTTCCGGAGAAAATTGTTCATAATTCATAATTATTATTCCTTTTATATTTTGACAATATCGGAGATGTTTTATCTCCGTCAAGATCGTCGTACCGTCTTCCTTCCGATAAACGAATATCAATTAAACACCGAAAACAATATGGATTTTTCGTTTCATTGAATTCCGATTCGCATTTTATGCAAAGTTTTTCGTTTATGTCCATGTTTCTTCGCTTCCAAAACTGTTTGGTTCAAACAACAATCGAAGTTCGTCCAACCAATCATTCACTTTCATATCAGCAAGAATTCCAAGATCTTCTTTTAATTCTTCGGGCGGACAATATTGAATTGTCCGCCACAACATTTCTTCAAGTTTGGAAATATATCTTCCATTTGAATCGGAAACATTTCTCATTCCGTATGGAAAACATTTTCCATCGGTCAAATAAAACCAAGGACCAGAATTATGATCAACAAGCGGACGAGTTTTAAGATCTTCAATCAATTCAAGAAAAGTAAGGTGACCGTATTTTACGACAGGATCTTGATTTGGATCAAATTCTTTATCAAAATCACATTCTAAAACTTCAACAAGATCGTTATAAATATCAAATTCTTGATCTGTTCCGTATGAACCAACAAGATATTCGGGAGCATTGATATTTGGATCGTACCAATCAACATTGGATTCGTGATAATCATCAACATACGTCAAGAACCAAAATGGTTCAAGAAGTTCGCATACTCGATTATATTTTGATGCGTTGCGAAGTTTTATCCAACACATTCCGCCATCGGCACCCATAAAATATTTCCTTTAATCTGGTCGCATCTGAAGGACTTTCACCTTCAATTCATTTATTCAAGCCGGGTCATGAACTCCGGAAAATGAAACCGTTTTCGGACGGCGCGTTTAAAATTTCGCCAAGATGCGGTTTGGTAGGCGCAGTTGGATTTGAACCAACGACTTTAACCTTGTAAGGATTAACTTCTTCCGCTGAATTATGCGCCCATTTGTGCAGAAGACAGGACTTGCACCTGCACGTCCAAGGACGATACACTCTTAATGTATTGCGGCTGCTAATTACGCCACTTCTGCATATTTGTTTTGTATCAGCGGTGGGAGTCGAACCCACAAAGATGACGAATATTTTGAGTATTCCGCCGATTCCGTTAGGCTACGCTGACGTTATGAAATTAAGTTATAGCACCTCCAGTCGGGATCGAACCGGCCTCAATACCGTGACAAGGTATCCGCTTCACCAGATGCGTATGGAGGTATGTTGTATTAGAGCGGGTGATCGGTTCTGCCCCGACAACTTTCAGCTTGGAAGGCTGAATTTCTACTGTTGAATTACACCCGCATTTTTAAGTTTTATAAAGGGCAACTTTACTTCATTTTATGGAAACTTGAAACCACTATCCCGAAGC